TGATAAACGAAATTGATTCATTATATCTCGCAAATTTAATGATTCTAATCCAAATGTTTTAAAAGAACTCTCAAAATTAAAACGGGATTCTGTTATATTAACTGGTTTTATTTCAAAATTTAAGTTCTCTGGCAAAAAAGATGTAGATTTTAAAAAATAATGAAATAATTTATTATTACTATCTAAATTTCTTAATAAATTACGGTTATTTTCATCCATTTCTAAACGAATTGGATTTACAAATGTATCTAAATCATTTATAGAATAAAAATATCTTTGAAAAACACTTTCCATTAGCATTGGTTTATCATCTATAGATACATATTTATTCATATATTTACTAAAATTATATAGATTAACAAAATTAATTTCATTTCTTTCTAAATGGTCAAAACTAGATAATGTTCGATTTTGATTTGTATTACCCACCCCAATTTTATTGGGTTCATCTAGCATAGACTTATATCGGTCCGCCGCACTTTTATCTAGTAATCCAAAAAAAGGGTTCGTATTCGGAAAATGACCTACGCGGTTTTTACGGTCGTATATAATATAAAAATTTAAACATTGATATTCAAAATAACTTAAGAAAATACTATTTAAAGGTTTTTCATACATTAAATGTTCTTTTGTAAATCTATCCAATGATGCCAATGTATCATTATTCCTATATATTTCATCAATCATATCTGGACTGTAACCTAACATTTCAAAAAAAGCACTTACACTTGTTTTCAAAACACTACGACTCACACGATCATATAGATTACGATAAATACGTTCAAAATAAAAATCAGTTATTTCTTTATTATTTGCGACTTGACTATATCCCCATAAATATTGATAGTCTACTGGAACACCAATTAATAATTCAATTAAACGTTGAACATAAAAAACAGTACTATGTGAAAATATATAATATGGTAAAAAATGAACACATGTATAGAGACTGAAATCTATTTTACCAAAATCCTTTTTAAAATGTAATCCAAATTCTTCTACTAATAAATTATATTCTCGTGTCCCATCATCTGGATATTTTCTAGTATTAGATATATTTTCTAATATTTGATTGACTGCTACTCTATTATTTAAACGACATATTCCGATAAAAATAAATTTATCACGCGTATGTATACTATCACGTAATTCCGCATTTTTACATATTTCACTATATTCATGATTTTCTGGATTTACTAATTCACGTAATCTATCACGTTCTATTGGTAATTCTATAATAAATTTACGAATTTTTTCAACTAGATTACTATCAATACTATCAATACCCATATTAGCAATTTTATTAGCAATTACAACATTTTTTTTTAATCGAATATTATCACTTTGTAATAAACTCTCTAATACACCACTTGTATCTAATTCTTTTATATCTATTTTCCCTTTTTCTAGTAATTGATTCAGTTGATTATGAATTTGACGTCGTAAACGTGAAATTTCATTATTTATTTCTCTTACTTTTTTATCATTTTGTTGAGCAGTTTGCGCAATTTCCATTGTAGGATAATTATGATCAATTATTATATATGGTTTATAATCCTTTGGTCGATCTATATTATCACAATTTTCATAAAAAAGAAAAGGAATAATATCTTTAGAAGTCATATATAATATATATGTATATTTTAGACTTAAATTTTTATCTATTCTTATAGAATATTTTATTAAATTCTGTATGATATTGATAATTACCAATACTATGAAAACTATCCATATTAATAGTATCTATAGTATTTACTAAGTCTTCATCTTCATCTAATATTAAATGATATTCTATGTCATCATTATGAACTGTATCTAATTCTTGGTAAATATTTGCTAGTTCAGGCCAGTCTAGATAATTTTTTAATGTATCAAACTCAGGAGATTGTTCTACTTTAATACCAAATATTTTACTACGTTCCAGCAAACCTCCCTTAGGAACTTTATCGGGTTCTGGCATATTAACTACTCTAATTAAGTATTTGGTGTCAATACAATAGAATATAACATTATCTTCCTTTGCCAACAACACCTCAATGGACATATTTTATGATATAGATATGACAATGTAAAGATTTCAATTTTTTTGTTTACCATTCTTATTATCTGTAAAATAATTATAACAATATTTCAATATACCTATTCCACTTATTGTTAAAAATATCCACGCATTTAAATACATATTACTGCTTTTTTCTATCAATACTAGAGCAAAAATACATATTGGACTTGCTGTAGTTAAATAACTAGAAAGATATCCAGTAAATCCTTCTGGAGAACAATAATATAAATAAAATCGAAGAGATATCCAGTGAAAACTAAGAAAAAAAATTGGCAATAAAATATATTTGAAATGATACAACATAATTTTATTTTTATTATTAACAAAGCTTTATATCTAAACTAATTTTATTACAACTAATATAATCTGATTCTAACTCACCGCTGCCTTTTACTACATGAAATTTTGATAATGGATAATGTCCATGTGCTATTAAGTCCACATACTTACCATTATCATAACTAATGGTAACAAATGTAATTTTTCTACATTTTGAATGGGGTGAACTATCAAAATAGGGTCTATATGTAGCAACTAGTCCACGAAAATTTACTATTTTTTTCCCCTTAACTTCATTCACTATAAAATACATTCCTGATAGAAAATCCCTACCACACCAATATCCAAGTTTATAAAAATCATCATTATTATTACAAAATAAACGCGGTTGAATACCTCCCTCCAATGGAATAAGTCTCTTATTATCCATTGAAATTTTATAAGGTTTTTTCATATGTGTAAGCTCGAGATGTAATGCTGCCTCTCGATAGTGAACCCAACTACGATAACTACTATGACAATAATTTATAGTTGCCTTCCAAAATTCTCTAGGGAAATAATATTTTAAATAAGAGAGAGCATATACTAAGTAAGCATAACTATAACTATGACTTTTACAAAATCCATAATCTTGTAAACACTCCAATTGAGTAATAACTTCATTGATTTGTTCTAACGTATATTTTTTACTATCAACCATTCGTTTAAAAAATTCTTTCTTCTTCATAATTGTTTTATCACTGTTTTTACTAAAGGCTTTTCTATACATATCAGCTTCACCCTCACATATACCCAACAATTTTTGTATATAAACAATAGCATCATCATCGTAGATTACCCATGGCCGATTACTATTATCTATAGGATTCACAGGTTGATGTAGTGAACGTAAATACTCACTTTTTTGACCATTTGCTGATGCGGCTGGACGAATAAGTGCTAGTGCTATTGATATATCATCTATAGTTTCAGGTTTAAGTCTTTGAAAGACTTTGAACATACCACGACTTTCCGCATAGGTTAATCCTAAATTATTTTCTACAATTGATTTCATAACAAGCGGTTCGATAGGCAAATTTTCAAAACTAGGCAAAACTATATTCTTTTTCTTTAACTCTTCATAAACATCCATTACTTGGCTTAGACCACGATTACTTAATATATCTATTTTTATAAATCCACTATCTTCTGTTTCATCTTTATCCAATTTGACTTGAACCGCTTTAACCCCATTTGATTCAATCTCCTGTAAAACTAAATCGGGTGGAATAATACCTTCTGTTATAAAAATACCACCACAATGTAAACTAGTATGTTTTTCAAGTCCATTGTAAATACTCGCCTCTTCTAACACTTTTTTTTGTAATTCATGTAGTTCTTCCTCGTCATCAATATGTAAACGCTCTTTTAATATTTGTTTATAATTAAACTCTTTTGCTATAAATCCCTGAACACCATTGTTTTTAAGAGCCTGTTTAAGAGCTGTTTTTGGACCATAATGAACATGATTACTTATTCTAGCAACACGACCCTCATATTTTTTAAAAATTCTGGCATATACCTCCTCACGCAAATGTGTTGGAAAATCTATATCTATATCAGGCATATCATCCCGTAATATATGCATAAAACGAGCTAATGAAATATTATTTTTAATTGGGTCAATATGGGTAATCCCTGTAAGATAACAAATAATACTACTTCCACTACTACCTCTGATTACATGAATCATGTCCCTTGTTAAATCTAGAATATCAATTACTTGATAAAATACTCTATAAAACCCTTTGCTTCGAATTAAGTGAAACTCCTTACCTAATCGACGCAAGTATCTACGATCTGGATTTCCCTCTATCATTGGAACAGGATTTTTAAATAAACTACGTATTTTCAACGGGTCTTTTTCCCAAAAGATAGAGTAGAAATCTTTAACTTCATTATGAATATTTTTATTATGTGGTTCCTTTTTACACATTTTAAGAATTGTATATTCTATAAATGTATGTATATCATTATCTGAAATATTCATAAAACAGTATTATTTAACTAATTATGCTAAATAATATTATTTCAATTTTTTCTAAGTAGTTATCTAAATAAAGGAAGTTTCCAATCAAAATTATTTTTTTTGATTGACTTTATATCAGCTTCAGGAAACGCACGTTCAATATCTTCTCTATTATTATATATAGATAAGACTAAACCTGAACAATCATATGTATAGTATAGAGTACTCTCATCCTGACTGGAAATTGATTGAAATCTTTCATGTTTAAATTTACTTAAATCTAATTTACGAATTTTGGTTGTATCAGTCTGACCATTTAAATTGGTAACTTGAACATACATATAATTATTTACTTCATCTTTAAAAGAAGATCCCATATTTGGTGAAACATCTGTGGCCTGTAATTTTAAATCCTGTATATTATCCGCAACCAATATTAATTCATATTTTTCTGGTTTTTTATCTTTATTCATATTAACGTATAACATACATACAGAATCACCTCCTGCGTTTTGATTTAATCGTCGAGATCTTTTATTTTTTTGTTGATTTCTAGATCTTTTCTGTTTATTCAATTGATTTCTTCTACTTTTTAAAGCCATATATATTTATATATAAAGAAATAAAATAAAATGGAATTGAAATTTATATTTTTATTTTTAGTTTAATATTGGTTACAAAAGATGTAAAATATAAATTAAATTGTTGTTCTACTTGTATAAATAAACATTATACTCAAAAACAAAATGGGCATTTTGTCGAATTGAAATTATTAAATGTTATCCAATAAAAAATAATTATTGATTATGTAGTCTATAATTTCCTACTCTATAATAATTGTTTTCTTTACTAAATATGTCAGTTCTCATTGTACCAAAAGTCCACTCATTACCATCATACTTTATACTTTCATATGTAAATGTAGCTAGTTGTTTAGGAATATTTCTAGTAATTTCATAATCTTTATTATAATATAGTACAGGAACATAAATTTCAGCATTAGAGTCCCTATGTAAAGGGTATATTTGATTAATATTATTTAAATTATTACGAGCTAGACCTATATAAAAAAAGCTATTTCTATTTGGAAATTGATTACTATCTAAATTTTTATATACATTTCTTAAATTATCGTCAATATAGTATTGAATATATTTTGATGTATTCATAAAGATTTTTTCTACATCTATAGTAAACCTAGAGTACTGTCTAGTTAAGTATTTTGCTAGAATGCCTGTAGCATTAGGACATGACATGGAAGTTCCTTGTATACTATTATAAAAATTATTAGCACGTTCACTTCTATCATTATAAGCGACGCAGCTCCGGATAGGAGCCCCAGAAGCATATATTAACGCATCCCCGAATGCACTAAATCCTGATAGTGTATAATTTGATAAAAAACCTACATTTTGATTTTGTAAATAGTTAAATCCTGCTAAATTCATAGTGCCGAGTGAACCAACAATAATAGTAGCATGGGTTTTACTTAATATTCTATGAATATTTATAGGATTTTCGTCAAGTGTCTTATTAATTAAACTAAAATTAATGACTATATTAATATTTAAAGTTGAATCATAATTTAATTCACTTAGGGTTAATCCACCAATAGTCCAGAATTCTTCTTTTAAACAAATTGATCTTGGCAGATAAGGATATATATTACGATCATTATCTTTTATATAGTAATTAAAATAGTTATCTGAATTATCAGACCATTTAAGTTGTAGTTCTGTAGAATTTCCGCCAGAAGTGACATTAACTATTCCAAATTTTTTTTGAATTTCATCTAAAAAAGGTTGTATATGTCGTGATTGAATAATTTGAAATTGTAAATGATTATTTATTAATCTTGTATAAAACCAATGGGGTCTATATGTTCTCCCAAAATTACTGAAATTTAGTAAATTATTATTTGTTATATTAGACCCATAACTTCTATTAACAAATGTAGGTATTTTATCATTATGTCTAATTTTATTTAAATGAAAATCTAATATAGATAATTCCATTACTCTTCTAATCAAACTCGTTTGGAATAAAAGATATGGAATTGAATATAATTTAACTCTATTACTCCGGATCCATGATGAATTAATCCCACATATAGTACCAGCTACATGAGTTCCATGGTTATAACCAGGACGACGAGGATTGGGTGGTACAGCCGGAGGTGTAAAATAAGAATGAAAATTTGGATCTTCTATACTAACGCCTTCCGGGGTATTTCCAGAGATAAACCTTCTGCCAATTAGTCTATATAATTTTGCTAATTGCCAGGGTAAATTCCGTTGCTCATCTATTTGACAAATATTTTTACTATTAATGATAAAATTTTCGTGACCTCCATGTACACCATTATCAATAACAATAATATCACATTCTATATCAGTATCATCTGAATTATATTTAAAAGTAGTATTCTCCGGACTCTCTAAATAGTTAAATATATTTATATTACCTAATTTAAAATTTTCAAAATCAGTATTTTGTGCTTGAAGACTGTTATTTGTATTTGGATTATTATTTACAAAGCTCTCCCTAGTATTCTCACTTATATGAGTTGAAAGAGTATCAGGTTCATCCAAAGGACTTTCAATCAAATCTGTAATATAGTCTAAAGATGAAATATAATGTATTTGTTCTTCGGTTAATGTAGATTCTATTTCAGTAAAACTATCTTTAATAATATTCTCTGCTAATTTTTTTGTTAAAGTATTATCATATGTATTATTTATTTTTGTATTTATTGCTCTATCACAATAATCATTAAAACTAGTATCAGTCGATTGTGATGCATATTCTTCTAAATAATTATAGCATGTAGAATTACAATTATTTATACCTAAATACTCAACAACATGTTGAACATTTTTAATGAGGTTTTTATCATTAATTATTGTAATAATATAATTTTTCATATTATAACATAATTAAAGAATTTAATATATATCTATAAAAATATTTTATAATTATATATTCATGTCTTCAACATTTGAGTTAATAAAATTATTACGACAAGCTCCAATTATTTATGGAGCTTATGAATTAAATGAAAAAATATCAGTTGATATGATAAAATATATAAAATTTAATTATAAAAATTTAATTACATCTACAATACTAAAAACATTAACTGAATTTGGAGATGAATTGTTAAATTATGACGCATCAGCAAATTATGAAGACCCTGAGTTAGAATTTATTGAAACGGAATATATTAATAGATTTATAAATTTGCCTATATTTTGGCAAGAAATTGTTGTTTTACTCTATATGTCATTACATCTTCAGAGGGTAGTTCAACCCGATTCAATTGTAGTATCTCTGGGTGAATCACCATTAAAACTTGTATTTATTGAAGAAGTATTAAATACTAGTTCTAAATTTAAACATATTTTAGAACAAAATCATATAGCAACAGATGTAGAATATAGTTATTTTCCAGCATCAAAATTGAGTTACTATGTAGTACCAAAATTATTTATTGATAATGATATTTTTAATGTTAAGATAGAGTTTAATGTAGATGATTTTATTATGAATGGAATCAAACATATAACAGATGGAGTTAATGATAAAGTATTAGAACATTTTAGATTATTTAATCTTGATCCATTATCTATTCTAATTAAAAATAAAAATATATATTTTCAAGATAGAGCTGAATCATATAAAACATTATTAACATTCATTTGTTTTTATGAAGGTATGTGTCGAATACAAAATTTAGATATTAAAGACAGAATCAATTTTTACAATAAATTATATATTATAGGATTTGATGTAAAATATAAAGTAATGGATGATCCTGATACGATCATTATAGATAGATTAAATCAATTTCTATATAGAATTATAACAACTCAAAAAGATAATATTACACCTGACCGATATCATTTTATAAAAAAAAACTTTTATATGGTTAAAACGGAGATAAAAAATTGTCTCTATCCAGATTTCAATCTTTTTACAAATCAAGATAATGTGATGCATAAATTAATTGTATTTTTAACAACACCTGAAAAAACATTTAATAATTCCCGTTGTATAAAATCATGCCCAATAAACAATTTCAATAGTAATTGTACTGATGAAATAAATGAGGCATATACAAAAACATATGGTAAATTTTATATAAAAGAAACGGGAACAGATGGATATAATTGTAACTTGATTAATTTATGTTTTATGATATTTATTAATGAAATAGAACCACATTATTTAGATAATCTTATCAAAAACTTAGATACTCTAGATTTAGATAGATTATATAAAAATTCAATGAACTTTGATGGATTAAATAGTGAACTATCCGAGTATATCAGTTCATTACGTTTTAATAATAATGTTCTTAATAATTTATTAAATAATAAATTAATTATAAATAAAATAAATAAAATGATAGAACGTTTTTTTGAAACAAATGGTTTATTCGTTCCATGTAATTATAGTCTACCTATATAAAATAATTGTATTATATATATGAATACCATTGAATTTATACAATTATTACAAAATTCAAATAATATTTTTGAACCACTTGATTATGTAATAAGTGAAGACATGTTTTCTTTAATAGATTCAATAAAAGAACAATATTCCACTTTAATTCAATTAAAATTAAAAAAATCATTACATAATTTTCAATATGAATGGAATAATTGTAGTGAATATAGTAATAAATTTCTTACTTTGCCTATATTTTGGCAAGAAATAATAGTTTTACTCTATATATCATTGAGGTTACATAAACATATTGATAATAATTCCCGAATAATAGCTATTGGAGAATCTCCTTTAAAATTAGTTTTTATACAACAAGTTTTAAATACTCTTCCAGAGTTTAATAAAATACTAGAATCACATGGGTTTGGTTCTAATATTGAATATACCTATTTTCCTTTATCAAAATTAAGTAGTTATATTGACCCCAATATATGGCTTTGGGGAGATGATGATATACATATATCTAGTATTAATGAAGTAGAATTTAATTGTGATAAATTTATTCAAACGGGTATGAATTATATTGATGAAAATATGAATCATTCAATTTTAGAATATTTTATGTTGTTTAAAATAGATCCTCTTTCTATTATAAGAAATGATAATAAAACATATTTTGAAGATAGAGCTGAAAAATATAAAACTATTTTTAATTTAATTTTTATTTATAACAAGTTGTGTGATATGCAGAAGTTAAACTTACAAGAAAGACTTATTCTATATAATAAATTATGGATTATTGGATTTGATATGAAAAATAGTGAATATTTAAAATATGATGAAGTAATCATGAATAGATTAAATAATTTTTATTTTAAGATTATAACAAAACAAACTCAATTGATTGAACCAGATAAATATCATTTTATTAAAGTAAATTTTAATTATAATAAAACTGAAATTTATGACTGTATAACTGATAATTTTAACTTATTTACAAATCAAGTAAATATAATAAAAAAAATGTTAACATTTTTGACTATTCCAGAAAAAACATTTAATAATTCCAGATGTATAATCTCATGTAGTCTAAAAGAAAAATGTGAACAAAAAATATTGTTAGATATATCTAGAAATAAATTGGTAGGTTTCAAACAAGAAGGAAAAAGCGGATATAATTGTAATATTATTAATTTATGTATAATGATATTTATTATGGAATTAGGACCTGATTATATTAGAGATATTATAGAAAATTTAGATAATATTACAGATGATATATTTATAAATCATATAGATTTTACTGACATAAATGCTAAAATTGTTAAATCTGTGTCAAAAAAAAAGTATAATCATAACATATTAACAAATAATTCAAATAATAGAATATGTATTGATAAAATCAATTATAAAATTACTAATTTTTTAACTGAGCATGGAATTTTTGGACCATGTACATATAAATTACCTTTACGATAATAAAAATACAATTATTTTTTTTGCGTATGTTTTTTTTCGTAAATTATTACTATGACATTTTCTACAATTTGTTGCGTTAATATGTAAAGTAGAATAACATTTCCTACAAACTAATTTATCACAACGTGTTTTTTAGCTAATGTTTCACAGTCTGGATCAATCATTATATTATAAAAATTTTATTTATTTTTATAATATATATGTCTGAAGAAACAGATGTCAAATTTGTAATAAATAAAAGTATATCTCTGCCTGAAGTAATTGTTTTATCTATTAATCTGCATGGAATTATTGAAATACCTGGATTCCCTAATTTAGAAAGATTAAAGTCATTAAAAAGTGAAACTTCTATCATTGATTTGTTAGTGCCAATACATATAGATAGAATACCTGAAGAAATGACACTTATTAAAATGAATGCTACAGCATTAGGCGTTCCAAATTATCAAAGGGTTGATGAAGCTATAAAATATAACAAAATAATACTGGATATACTAGAAAAATATCCAAGTATAAAAGCTGGAATTGAAAGAGATATATCTATTTGTGAAATGTTTGTTAGAGAAGCAGCGGCACATATAAAAGAAGAATATATAAAAGACCATATTACACATTCTGATGATACATCACGTGTAAGTAAATCTTGTTTACATAAATATTTTGATGGTCATCAAGAAGATTTACATATAAGAGAAGCATTTATTCAACAATTATTATCGCCTTATAGTTATAGAACAAAATTATATCGTAGTGGAGATAGATATACTGATAAAGCATTTACGCGTGAAACAAAAGATACACGTGATTTTGATAAAAAGTTTAGTAAAGATTTAGAATGTTCGATATTAAATAAATATGGACAAAAAGATTTAATCGGTTTACTATCACCTCATTTAAAATTAACCGATGAATCTCAATTAGAAGATACGCATTACTTACATTTAAGTAATATTATTCATGTATTAAAGCATTATGGAGTAAAGACAATTTTACTATTTGATTTAACATGTTCTGTTTTAGCTGATAAAAACACACGACATTATCTCGGAAATGAATATCCTTCCGCACAAAATATTTATACGATTGAAGACTTGGAAAGACGTTTATTAACGGATAATCCTGTAAATTTTCCAGGAGGTAGATTTAGACGTAAAATGAGTAAAAAAAAAATAAAAAATCGCAAAATATCTAAACGTTGTAAGAAAAGATAATACATGAATCATTTATAAAAATAACAAGCACTTATTTATAAATAAATCAGTTTAAAATTGGTCTTATTTTTTTCCTATAACGGAATATATTTGTCAATAATAAACACGATTTATCTATAAATTATAATCATTGTAAAATGATATAATCTAATGTTTTTAAATAGAATCATATATTTTTTATAGAAATACAAAAATATATTTTCTAATAATATAAAAAATGAGTTCTATCAACGAATCAACTTTAAATAGATTAATAGAATCGGCTAATGTAAGTTTAAAAGGAAATGAAACGGCTGAAGAAAAGTTAAACATGTTAAAAGAATGTGGTTTATTATTAAAAGATGTAGAATTGAGTATTCAAACGATAAAAACTAATTCTTTAATTTTAGAAGCTAGAAAAATAGGTATACTATTTTCATCAACAGGTGCTACTGCTACAGCAGAGATTCCAATGAGAATGATATATCAAGCAGCAATTGATGAAATTGATTTTGCTGGATTTCCATTTGTGCCTATTTTTGCCGATTATAGGTCTAATGATATAATAGCTGGTAAATTATCAGAACAATTAATACGGGAATATAATTGTGATGCATTGTTTGGTTGCTGGACATCCGCTGCTAGAAAAGCGGTTATACCTATTTGTCAAAAATATAACAAACCTTTATTTTATCCCGTTCAATATGAAGGTTGTGAATCATCACCTTATGTTTTTTACCATGGAGCTACAGCAAATCAGCAATTAGTTCCAGCGGTAACATGGGTAAATGAATCTGGAAGGAACAACGTGTATCTTGTAGGGTCAGACTATGTTTTTCCTAGAACTGCCAATAAAATTATTAGAAATTATACGGAACATCTAGGAGGTAAAATATTA